CCTTTGGATTTGCCATTTGTGTATCCTCCTATTTCATCACGCGGCCGGGATAGCGACGGTGAAGCCATTATCTGCAACTTCAAGTTCAGTCACGTCCTCGGCGATATTGCCCACCCAGTTGCCGGGAGTCGCCACGTTTGCGTAGTACCCGCCAGTATTCGAGTAGTCACCAGAGAAGACGTTGCCCGTCACGATATTGTGGCCGCTTGCGCCGCCCCTCATGTCCAGTATGTTGGTTGCCGTGATGCCCTCACCGTCGTGGAAGACGTTCCCCTTGAACAACGATGTGTTGAAACATCGAAGCTGGTCAAACGAACCGATGTGGTTCTCGTTCTCCCAGAAGAGATTGTCAAGAATCTTACACATGTAGGGATGGGCAAAGCTGGTATTGGTGATGATGATCGCGTAGGCATTACCCGCCGCCGTCAACTCCCGGAACTCACAGCCTTGAATCTTAACATCGTAAGGCGCACCGCTGAATTCTATCCCGTAGAATCCGGTGTATGCCCCGTCGAACTCACAGTCCTTGATGGTCGCTCGGCTGGCGTTGTAGTTACTGGCCGCCACCAATTCTAGCTTGATACCAGCTGCCCCGGAACCAGGCAGGAACTTGATGCCCTGTACCGTCCAGCCCAACGCTCGTAGAGTCAAGCACGGACTTCCTACAGCGTCCGTTGACCAGGCCGGAGACCATTCGTCACTGCCGGCTCCGACGATGCTGATGTGGTCAGGCATGTCGGTGGTGTCACCGGTTACGACTGATTCGCTGATGTCCGCCTGAATGTAGACGGTATCGTGTTCTCTCAGGTACGGTTCTCTCGTTCCTGTACCCGCGGCAATCGCGGCGGTGCGGTCAATGAGACCTTGCAGCGTCGCCATCGGTTCGCGGGGATCAGTCCCGTCGTGGTTGTCACTAGCCGCCACATCCCGTGTGCTCTGCCGCCCGATGAAGAAGCATTTGCCGCCCTCACCGACGTAGCTGTCCGCACTCGTGCCGGGGATGCCAAGCTGACCCTCCCGGTACTCCTGGACTGGCGCATTAAATATTTTATTCGCCATTGGTTATACTCCTCATCAGGGCGTCGGCACGCCGTTGTAGGCCTCGATGAATGCCAGCGCCTTCTGATACTCTTCGTATGGCCAGAGATGCGGGTCTTCCCCGCGCTCCTTGATGATGAGTTTAGCTTTCTTGAGGTTCATGCCATATCCGACCGCAAGGTAAGCCTCCATCTCTGGCGTTTTGTGTTTGATACTCTGCAATTTCTCTACCATTATGCCCCCGTTTCTTTCTACTAGATCGTAGTGCCATTGCTGAAATAAATCCCGCGAAAATCGGTGGCACCCGTATAGCTCGCGTCATCCCATCCACCGATGACATCCTCACAAGCGAACTCGATGTCACCAGTCGCAAATGACCCCATCGTGAATGCCGCCGGTACAGAACCACTGACCATCTGGATGTCCGACTTTTTCATAAACACTGCCGGTCCGGGCCAGCCGTTCAGCCGCAACACACTCACTGCCGGGATCTCGCTCGGATCAGCGAACAAATACCAAGGCACGTTTGCGCCTGCGGTGGTAATGTACGGATCGACGTAGATGCCGCTCACGAACTTGCCCAGCTCGTTACCACCGGGGCCGCCAAAAGCGAGTATGTTATTGAGCATCTGTCCGGCCTGAATCTCCAGGATCGGCGGGATGACCAGGTAGCACTTGCTGATGTTCATGGCGTTACCGTTGACGTCGGTGCGCTGCATCATGGCGTTGAGTCCGATAGCCAGGTTAGCCGTGGTCAATCTGCCAGTACCCGACCAGGGTGCGCCCAAGCCAATCAACGTCGCTGCCAAGGTAGCGTTATCGTACAGGTTCGAGACAAAGCTGTCCTCGAATCTGCGGGCCGCTTTGGCCATGCGCTGTGGCGTCTCTTGGATCTTGCCCAGGTCGTCGTTTAGAATGGTCTGCCAGGATACGTCGAACTGCCGGGCGTACTCCTCCACGTTGTAGTGGATTTCGCTCTCGGCCACATAGGTAGCCTTGGCCTCAGCCTTCTCGCGCCGACGCTCTAACGTGCCAGGTTCAGTCATTCTCATGCGGCTGACGTCTCTGGTGTCCGGCGCGGTGTCGGCGTAAGTGTAGTTTTTCCACGAGCCGCCCTGGTATTCATAGTCACTGTAGAACGCCCTGCTCAGAGCCGTTCCGAAATAAGTCGTGAAATGCGCCGTAGTCATGGTTTCCATGAACTCGGCCTGGTCGGTCATGCTACGTCCCCGGTTGCCCAGAGTCTGCATTGCTTTCAGCCGCTCATCGAGTTGCGCGTCATTAACGCGACCGGTGCCGCGCTCTGCTTCGGCAAAGTCCATGAGCCATTGTGTCACTTGATACATGATACTGTCCTCCTCATCCGTGGCTTAGGTAGCCGCGGATCCTGCGCCCAACTGCATGATGGCGCATTCTTGTGTGCTGGCCGTGATCCCGCCTTTAGGGAACAGCGCCATGTCTGTGTCGTCAGCTGATACCACCCACCCGAAGCGGGTGTTGTTGCCCGTGCCGGTCGCCAGCGGTGAAGTGCTGAGTTTTACCCCTGCGGGCATGGAAGCGGACGAGTCGTAGTATACTTCGTCACCGATATTGATCGCCCCCCAGGTTAGCTCTGATACACCTGGGTCGTAGGTCAAGACGTTCCTGACCTCGTGGAAATAGACCATCCCGCAGGTAAAATCGATTACCGCTACATCGTCGTCAGCATCTACCCCCAGGATAGTCCCGGTCAACTTCGTGCCAGTCGTCAGGCTGGTCACTTCTGCCGGTAACGTTGCCGTCGGTGTAGTGTCGGTCATGCGAGCGTAAGGAATTTCCCAATGCCGAACCGCACCCTCGCTGGAAACTTCATAGTCATTTCGAATCGCTTCTGTCATGTTATCCTCCTGTTACGTGGCCGCAGAGCCTGCCCCTAGTTGCATCACGGCGCACTCTTCTGTAGATGCGGTCGCATCGCCCTTTGCGAACAGAGCCATGTCCGTATCATTCGCAGATACTACCCACCCGAAGCGGGTGTTTGTCGCCCCCACATTGTTCAACGGCGAGGTGCTCAGGTACACTCCCACCGGCATGGTGACTCCGTGGTCGTAGTATACTTCGTCACCGATATTGATGGCTCCGAATGTGTTTTCTGCCTCTCCCGAATAGGTCAAGACGTTCCTGACTTCATGCCAGTAGACCATGCTGCTGGTGAAGTCGATCAGGGCCACGCTGTCATCGGCGTCTACGCCCAGAATAGTCCCGGTCATCTGAGTGCTGTCTGTGCGACTGGTGACCTCTGCCGGCATGGTCTCCGTGGGTGTGGTATCCGTCAGCCGCGCGTAGGGAATTTCCCAATGCACCACTCCACCTTCGGACGAAACTTCGTAGTCACTTCTCATGCTGTCACTCACGACCATGTGCCTCCTCCCTCACCCTGGAGCCGATCCACCGAGCGTTGACGGCGTCTTGTTTCTGCTCGATCTCGACCAAGTCAACCTTGGCCTTGCGTGCCGCCGGACTATGCCCGAACGGTTTGCCCGCCTCGGTCAAGTCGCTGATGTACGTTTTCTCCGCGGTGATGGCTTCCTGTAGCTCTGCTTCGGTGTATTGTCCTCGCTCCAGCTTGGCCCTGGCCGCCGGTGGTAACTGAGCCGCCTCTAGCGCCACACTGACTTCCGTGCCGGTCAGATGTTCTACCTCATCGTCTTCCTGCTCGTCCTGATCCGGCTCTTCCGGTGCCACTGCCGCGTCCGCCGTCGGGATCTCTTCCGTCCCAGTTTCGTCTTCTGTCAGGCTGACTTCCGTGGCGTCTTCTGACACTTCGATGGTCTCGTCTACGTCTCGTTTCTTCTCGCTCATATCTGCCTCCTGTTCGCTCAGCGATAGTGCGTGACCACCTGCTCCAGCCGCCGTCACCCAATCTACCGCGCTCACTTTCGTTATTGCCTCGACCTGATTGCCCTTCTTGCCGTCCAACTCAAATTCCGTAGCCATGCCGCTTGCCAGAATGGAACACGGCAACTCTTTGAGCAGCCCCGCCTTGTCCAGCAGCTTGACCCGCTCCGCAAAGTTCGGATCATGCACCACCACCCTGGCAATAGGCCCGCCTTCTGCGGTCTCGCCCACAATAGAATCAATGGTACTTACCCAGTCCCGTGTCGTCTTGTCGTTCGTGTGGTCTTTCTCGAACTGATGCGCTCCGACGAACTGGTGGGCGTCCCGCTTCAGCATCTCTCTGGAGTAATAGTTATTGTCGCTCGCATTGCCCCAACCGGGCTGAATGAGACACACATCCATCACCAGAGGCTCCGCTTCGGTGGCTTCGTGTAGAGAAATAGCCGCGCCGGAGGCACTCTCGGCGAAGCTCATTTCCGTTGCTTCGACCTTGGCGATCATGTCCGCTCCACAGGAGGGACACTTGGTAGCCCGACAAGGCAAGCCCGCTTCATGTTCTGCTTCTGCTCCGCATTCCGGACAGACACACATTTCCGGGCCGCCGGGTGTCGCGTCTGCCTCCACGAAGACCCACTGCCGCACTACCTCTCGCCATTCTCCGGTGGGGGCCAGTTGATCCTCCCGAAAGGGCGCGTGGTAGAACTTACCGTCCTTTTCGATGATAACCGCGTCGTCAAACTGCGGGTCGTCGTTGAATACTATTGCCATATCTGTCTCCTCCGTCGGGAGCGGCATGTCCGCCCGCTTGTATAATGCCTTTAGCTTGTCAATCGCCTTCTGTTCGTCCGGGCCGTCGTACTTGTTGCCGCGCAATGTGACCCAGGCTTCCCTAAGCAACTGAAGGTCTATTTTGCCGTTGACCTTCGCCGGTAATGACCAGGTGTCAGGATCGTTCTTGCTTCCCACCACAAGAAAATCACTAGCAGGTCGCTTCTTGCCGTCGACGGTCTTGAACGCTTCCTGCGTCCGGCGTTCCTTGCGGGTCTCCTGTTGCTTCTGTACCCAAGCTGTGCCTGCCTCGTTCTTGCGGTACAGCTTGTAAAATTGCGAAATACTTGCGGCCCAAGGATTCTCCGGCTTGTTCTTCGATGTACTTGCCGCCATCGCATCGGCCCATTCGCTAATCATATTCGCCTGAGCCAGCGTCACCGGCGGGTCAATTCCTAAAATTGCATTATTCGCATCCTTCAAGGACTTGTAGGGCACGTTACTTCTCCTGGTCGTCCATTGCCTCAATCATGTCCGCTATCTTGTTCACCAACGCAATAACTGGCGGGGCGTCGATGACCTTGACGGTTGCTTGCGCCACAAGCTGGGAAATGACTCCTAGCTCTTCCCTGGTGAATTCCGGCGTCTTGACTTCTACCTCTGGTTTCTCATTTGTCACCTTACCACCTCAACTTCCTTGATGTTCAAATCTGGTTTGACCACCGTTGCTAACGTTTTGGCATCCGCCCGAACTATCTGATATTCCGCATATTCCGGTTCGTACTTCACCTTGTCTTCCAGGTAGTTGTTGATCGCCGCCAGTTCCTCTTCGATGCTGTACCGTGCCGCGATGCCCGCGGAAATCAGCTTGTCGCGAGTCACTTCGCCTTCGACCCGTGCTTCGTCGTATTCGTACTGCGTGCGCTTCTTGCCCGTCTCCGAGTCCGTGACTTCCGATTCCACGATGTTGAACGGGAAGACTGTCTTGCCCCGACACGAATATGATGTTGCTGGATGTGTGTTGCTGATAGCCATTTTAGCCTCCTAGGTTCCCATTGCTACCTGCAATAACTTCGGGCCAGTTAATCCCTTCTTGTATCGCAGGTAATATAATCGCTTACGTGGTATATTTAACTTTTGCGCCCAATCTGTTAAACATAAGTTCTCTCCATCGTACCTGATCATTACAGCCGAGCGCGAATTACGATTCTGTTGTGCTGGAGTAACCCAGCGGCAGTTATTTTTTGTGTATGATTTATTGTTATCAATTCTGTCAAGCGTTAAATCGTCCGCGTAACCATCGCTCATGTCCTCCCAGAATTGCTGAAAAGTTTCCCAATCGGGGGTGTAGGAAATATCTCTTGCCCCATAACGTTCATAATTTGGCTGTCTAATATTCGTGCATCTTGTCTTCATAGACTGCCAAATTCTGTACGGACGTGTGTCAGACATACCATGGGTAAGTTTACTTTCACGCATCAAACAACCGCATGAAAGAGAGCCTCCAGCAATAAGAGAGTTTCCTCTAACAATTCGGCAATTGCCACAATCGCACCGACACAACCAACTCGATGTTTCTCCCCGACCGGCCTCTACCGATGATAGAACAATCCAACGACCAAATCGTTGACCAATTAAATTTGTACATTGCTCCGGCATATAACATTTCTCCCTTATAAATCAGCTATTCGCATTACTGCTGAGTAGAGTGATCCGCCAAGTAGCGTCTTTGAACATGAGAAACCTCTAACAACATCAGTAACAGAGCCGACCGGAAATAG